TATTGGACAACTTAGAGCGCTGACGGGCGGTCGAGGTGTCTGGCGTCTGGAGTTCGGCGATCTGATCTCGGCGATGACATCCAGACTATCGACCAAAGCAGAAGAGTTGAGCTTCTACTACAACGCCGGCACAACGACGACAGTATCGACAAATTTTAACTTCTCGTCGAGTAACCAACTGCAACTCGCCGACATATCGAGCTTCGAGAAGGATTCAAACTTCGACGGCATGGCGTTTGTGACAAATGCCGCCGGATCGAGTGCATATTACAAATGGAGCAGTAAAGTAACGACCAGCGCGCCGGCCGGCTATCTTGTGATCACGAGCACCGGATCATGGCCGTCAACAACAACGATTTCAACACTGCTATCGGGTGACAAAGTCATGGCTGTTACTCGATTGCAGGGCCGGCCCGATGAAGTCTTTGCGCGTACGCTCATGAGCACTGGCAACGCGACGCAGGGATCCTTCGATGACTTTCCGCAGGCATGGGGCGTCGGCATCAACTTCTCACCGAGCCTGATCAATAGCCAAGACATGAATCTATGGTACAACAATGTCTGGAAAACAGCGACCGACAACCACCATATACAACTCGTCATATCATCTCCGCAGGACAGCGGGATCCGCAATCTGATTAACTCGACGTTAGAGCTTGGCATGTGGCCGGTGTTCCGTCAAGGGCGGATCTCTTGGCGCGTTTGTCAAGATCCCGAGGCGGCCGTTGCTGTATCCATTGCCGAGAGTATCCGAGATCGGGACATCATACAGATTGAATCTCATTCAATATATTCTCCGAGCCAGTCTGTCGTTTATGGTAAATCGTCGATACTCACGAGCAACTCTTCCGGCGTTGAGAGTGTGCAATCTTTGAGCGTGACAAACGTTCGAGCACTGCCGGCGAACAATGAGATCCAGCGCGACAATCGATTCATTTATCGCATAGATGCGCCCGCGCAGTCGAGCAAAGCGAGCAAGGATCTCGGCCGAATGAGCGCATGGGATCTGTACACCTATGAGGAGCTATCTTTAGCCGTTTCCGAGCGATTCGCGGGACTGGTCGCCGGTGATATAGTTGCGATCACGTCGAACATGATCTACGGCTACAAAGAAGCAGCGGGAAAAACATATCTCGGCCGGCGTGGCATGATACTCGGGAATCGATGGCTTCCAAATCAATCACGATGTATATTGACAGTAGGAGTTATATCAAAATGAGATTATTTCTGCGTGGCAAAATACCAGCTATATTTGATCGCGTTAAGGCGCACGGATTCGAGATTTTTAACTCTGGAAAACCGTACGATCTCAACATCATTGCGGAGCGCAATCCAAAAGGAGAGGCCGACAAATTCGATGACTATCTGCACGTATTTTACACGCTGCGCGGGGAATGGCAATGGCATGTCTATGCCGTGACGACCGATGCGGGGCTGTACTATCTCAAAAACTACGGAGTGCCGAGCGGCACTGCGATCCTTTGTCATCCTCAACAGATGCGCGGCGTATACAGGATCGACAAACACAACGGAAAATATGACGCACTTTGTCAGCGCAACGGGCCGGTGAAGGTCTGGCGGGATCGCAACAAGGACCATATACACGACATGATGGGCGAAGTGTACGAGGGCTTCTACGGGATAAACATCCATAAATCAGGAATCAATTCTGTTAAGGTCGGGGCATGGAGTGCCGGTTGCACTGTCTTCGCCAACGAATCCGATTTCGACGAGTTCATGGATCTTTGTCGCAAGCAAATAAAAAATACCGGCTGGGACAGCTTTACATACACGCTGATCATGGGGGAGTGATGGGCGAGACAGAGATCATCGAACTATTGATCAACGGCGGTGCAAACGCCGGCTTTGCTGCTTTCCTTCTGTGGCAGTTCTTTTACCAACAAAAGAGACTAGACGCACGAGACAAGCGAAGCGAAACGCGAGAAGACAGCCTGCGCGATCGATATGAAAAAGATCAAGTTGCACTCAGGGCCAGATATGACGATGTAATTAAAATGTACCAAGACAAAGAGGAGAAAACGCGCGAGACACTCGTGCAGCGTATCACACAGATCGACACGCAATTAGATCAGGTCGAGCGCAAAGTCGACGAGTTAGCAACGAGATTACAGGCGCTCAATGACGTTGTCAACGAGTTGAAGCTGCGCGAGATCGCCCGATCGCAGAACGGATCGCCTCCGTTGACACAATGCTAACAGTGTGATACTAAGATCAAGCAGGACGTGAAGCCCCTGCTCTTCGTTGTTGATAGCCCGATCCGGTAAGTGATCGGGCTATCTTTTTTGTGTTTTTGAAAAATAGTTCTTGCTATTATGCGCATAGTGTTTTATTGTATTGACATGGCAAACAAGCCAAACAACAACGAGGAAAAAATGAAAAATATAACCAACCTGAACGAGCTTCTTGACTACATAAAAAACAACGACATCGACGATCGCGAGATGTGCGACCTTCCAACATTCGGAGGCGATGCGCCCGATGACACAACTCATGTTTGGAGTTGGGACGACGATCGTCTGTTAGTTGGCACTTGCTCTGATGACTACGGCATCATGACGCGCGAAGAGTGGGGACAGCTATAATGGATTGGGAGCAAGCAAAAATCTTTATTATTGATGGCCTGATCTACTTTTGCGCCGTGGCATTCTGCCTATATGGCGCATTATTTTTCATAAAAATAGCCTGCGGATGATAGACATGTATAAAGTGACGGTATTGTTTGAGACTGGCAACAGCCGGACAAGATGGACGCATTCGCTGGATATGGCGCGCTTCATCTGTCAGCAAGAATGCAAAAAAAGAGCATGTGTTTTCTGGATGATTATGTTAGGCGACGATATAATTGACCATGCATGAGGGGTCATGTAATTTTGAAAGTTGAAGGATAAAAAAGGGAGAAGCTTACGCTTCTCCCTTTTACCGTGTGAGTATTGATTAAGCGAAGTATCGCACAGTTACGACGTCGCCGTTTGTTAGAGCAGCGCCGAAAGTGATTTTTCCGACAGATCCGCTTCCGCTGTTGTCGATCTTATAGTTGTCTTGGGCGTTTGGAGTGTCTTTGTATTCCATCAATAGACCGTTAACAGCCACAGAAAAGAACTTCTTGAAGTCGAGATCAACGGCTGATGCCAGCTCAACTTCGGAGGTTGTCCCGTCAGCGATCGCGGTGCGTTGGAATTGACCGGAGAAGCTAAGCTTGTCGGTGGTCACTCCGCCGTCAGCCAACTTTGCGCCAGCGATACCGCCCGCGCTGATTGCTCCGGCGATTGCATCAGCAGTGATACTTCCACCAAGAGCAGTAGAAGCGCCGGCGATTGTGATCGCGCTATTTGCAAGCTTTCCGTTTGCAATCGATCCAGCGAGTTGGGCATTGGTGATCGTTCCAACAAGGGAAGATGTCGGATAGTTTGTAGCATCGGCCAAGTCGAACGCCGGAGTAGCATCTGAGCCACCAAGAGACAAAGACACGCCACCAAAAGACACGCTTGAATTTGCAAGCTTTCCGTTTGCAATAGATCCAGCGAGTTGAGCGTTTGTAATTGTTCCAACGAGAGAAGACGTCGGGTAGTTTGTAGCATCAGCGAGATCGAATGCTGGAGTAGCATCTGAAGCGCCGAGAGCAACGCTTACGCCACCAAGAGAAACGCTAGAGTTGGCGAGTTTAGCATTCGCAATAGATCCGGCCAATTGTGCATTGGTGATCGTGCCTGCGCTGATTGCTCCGGCAATCGCATCAGCAGTGATACTTCCGCCAAGAGAAGTGGAGGCGCCGGCAATGGTGATCGCGCTATTGCTGAGCTTGCTGTTCTCGATGCTACCTGCGAGCATGGCATTCGTGATTCCCGAGGCTTTGACACGCAAAGAGTCTGAGTTGATCTCCAAACTTGAGTCATCAACATTAACAGATAAAGTGTTGCCTGATTTCGCTAGACCGTCGCCAGCAACGATGTTTCCGGCAGAACTGAATTGAACGTAACTCTGACCGGCGAAAGAAGAAAGCTCGGCAGTTTGCACGAAACCTTCATCAGCGCTTGTTCCCTCTTTGACAAAGAAATATGCACTTTGAAGCTTTGCAAATGTATCAGCATCAGAAGCACGCGACATGGCCGCACCGCTCGATGAATACGTATAAATCCCGTTTTCGGTATCCGTTGATTGATTGATCAAAACGACGCGATCTTTATTGGCCATTGTGACACCAT